ATTAAAGTGATCTTATTCTGTAAGTGAAAGGAATTTAAATGCCAATCATTCAAAACTTTGATTTCTCAAAAAATAGACCAAGAAACAAAAAACCTAAATCTCAGAATCTCAATCTCAATGAGAATCTCAAATCAAAAGATGAGAAATCTCGTAACGAAAAATCAAAACTCAAACAATTTTCACAAAATGAATTACTCATGATCAAAGAATCTCTAAAGTTTTTCCGAAAGATCTCGAACGACGAATCAATGATTCTTCAAACTTTTGGACTCACAAGTGAGCAATTCTTCATTATGAGTCATTCGATTTTTGATAAGATTTTTTGGAATATCGAATATCTCTCATCAAATGGATCAACTGTTTTAAATGAGTTAGATTCAAAAACTTTAGAAATTTCTCATTGGGAATCAAAACCACAATCTAATTACAAAAGAGAACCGACATTGATTGAGAAACTCCGTTTAATGTCAAAAACTGAGAGACTCAAGTATTGGGAGAAAAATTCAAAATGACTCAATCAAATCTCACTTCAAAAACTGAAAATGAAATCGAAGAAATCCCAATAATTCCATCAGAATGCTACATTACGAAAGATCATTCACTCTATTCAAAGATTGAAAATTTCCTAATCGGCGAATTACCAAATGCCTATCACGATATTCTCAAAGCGAGAATCTATAATGGGCAGGGATATCGAGATATCAGAATATATCAATTAGTCGCTGATAAGTCATTTCTGTTTAAATTTCAGGAGACTCAGAAGTTTTTAAGTCCCGTTGAAATCTCAGTCTATTTGAGAGAATTTCAAAATAGATCCATTCAGAATCTCCCGAAAGACAAATCTCATAAAGTAATAGGTTTGAATTTTATAACCGACTTGAATTGTGATACGCGATTAATTTCAACAGAAATTAAAGCTCATCTAACAGATGAGAAACTTGTTGAATTAGGTAATATTGGAATTCAGCAACAATCAGCAAAATTAATGTCTGAAAAGAGTTTCCAAGAACAGATGGAAGATCTGAAAATCATGGAAGCAATGGTTAATTTTGCCAGAGAACAAATTGGAAATCGGAAAGTTAGGGAACTCGATAAGATTAAAATCTCTCAGAATGAGAAATATGCACAAGAGAGACTTGATAAGGCGAATGGAATTAAAACCTCTAAATCTGGTAAAATACTCAAAGTTAAATCTCAAACCAACTCAAATATCATCCAAAACCTAACTGCCAAATTTGGTTCATCAAAAGTTAACTATTGGACTAAAATCCTCAAACTAAATATTGAGAAAATTTCCATGGAAGAATTAGAACAGAGATCAAAACAGTTTGATCTAATTAATGAAATTTGAAATCTCAAGTGAAATAAAATGACAGATCCAAATCTAACTGAGAATCCCACATCTTGGGAACTCATATATCAAAATGGAGTTAAACACATAAGATGTCTCGTGTGTGGTTCATTATCGCCAAATCAACTTTACATTGATTCATTATGGTGTCCATCATGTAAAGTTTATCATCCTCAAAGAATCCCAAATCAATTTAAATCAAAAGATGAAATCTCAAACTCAAAAGAAACCCAAAGTCAAAATTCTCAGAGAGAATTACATAACGAAACGACAGAGAAAAATCAATCGGGAGATTCAGGAGAAATTTCAAGATCCAATAATCTCAATAGAATGTCTAATAGGGATGTTTCTAATGGCCATGATTCTACTGTTAATAAATCTGAGAATCTTTTAAATAAATCTCATGAAGTGAGAGAGAATATAATCTACTGTGATCGTTGTTTAAATGAGATGAAACCGAATTACGTCGGTTCAAAGTATTACTCATGTCCGAATGGTCATTCGGCAATCATTTCAAACTTAATTCCAATTGAAGATAAATCAAAAGATATCAAGATTAAAAAATCCCGAAAGATTGAAACTCACTGTAAATTCTGTGGAAAAATTGCAGAGATCTCATTAGAGACAAATCTAGGTCCAAATAGAAAACTTAGAAAATATACATGCGGACATTCTGAGTTAATTGATTTATTAGCACCACCAGAAGATAGAGATTCTCGATGGGTTAAGGCATTTCCATTTCAACAGGAGGGAGTGGAGTTTATTGAGAATTCCAATTATCAGGCACTCTTAGCCGATGAAATGGGTTTGGGTAAGACGATGCAAAGTTTATTTGCATTGAGATATAATTATAATGAATTAACTCCAACATTAATAGTTTGTGAAGCGGCAAAAGTTTATGATTGGAAAGATGAATTTAATGAGTGGGTTATAAAAGATAACCCGAAAGAATTTGAAATCTACGAAGAGCCGCTAATTCATACATCGGGAACATTTGGATTATGTCCGGGTTTTAAAACTCACATCATAAGTATGGCGTTACTCCAGAAACCTAAGGTTCTCAAATCAATCTTGGAATATGGATTCAAACTGGTAATTGTTGATGAATCGCACTCATTTAAAAATGAAGACTCAAAGAGAACATCTGCGATTCAAAAGATCTGTCAATCAATAGATCACTACATATTTCTAAGTGGGACGCCCGTTATGAATAAGGTCGAAGAATTTTTCACAACATTAAATATTTTAAGACCGAGTCACTTTCCAAGTAAAAAATCTTTAATCGCCAAATGTGATCGAACTGACAGTGGTAAAATACTCGGAATCTCTAAGATCTATCGTGAAAGATTTTTTAAAATGACATCAGAATATATTCTCAGAAGAACCAAAAAAGATATTGGGATTCAATTACCTAAATTATTCATTCATGAGAAATTCGTTGAAGTAAATGATTCAAAAGAACTTGTAGATGCCTATAATCGAGGACTGGATGATCTTGAAGAGATCTTAAATTCCAAAAAGTCAAATATGACTCAAGATATTCTAGGAATTTTCTCAAATTTAAGACATATCACTGGACTCATGAAAGTTAATACGGTCGCCGCATATGTTGAAGAGTTTATGGAGTCAACTGAGGAAGATGGAAATAAAATTTGTGTGGGAATTCATCACAAACTTGTAGGTGAGTTCTTAATGAAACGGCTGAATAAATATAATCCAATTACAATATCTGACGAAGATGGACTTACAAAGGCAAATAAGATTGAGTCATTTAAAAAACCAGAGAATCGATTACTCATTGCCTCAATATTGGGAGCGGGTCAGGGTCTGAATATTCAATTCTGTAAGAATTTCGTACAGGCAGAAAGACAGTGGAATCCGGCAAAAGAGAAACAGTTTTATGGACGATTTCACCGAATTGTTAAAGATGCGAATGGTAACGTAGTTACAGAATTCACCGATGATGATGCAGTAATTGGCGATATTCTAAATGCAAAAGATACCCTAGACGAGTATTTTGATGCAGCAGTCAAATTAAAAGAACAAATAGTTAAAACAACTGAAGAGTCAGACTTTGAAACTGACACATCATTTATGATTGAACTGGCGAGAAAGATGGTTCAAGTCAGAATGAAGCATGGAATTGGGTAACTCACGAAGTGAGAGAAACTTTCAATGTACACTGAATTCCTATCAGCAATGATATTAAGTTTCATTGGGATATTCCTAGTATTCTCATTACTTACAGCGATTCTAGAAGGACTCTGCGATACTTTAGACTCAATTAAAAATTTATTTAGAAAAATAACGAAATGAAAAACTTAATCGTAACACTCCCAATTATTTACGTAATGTTTAGAATTATTGATTCATTACTCGAAGGATCATTTTCAAAATGACCATTGAATTAAGAGACTTAGGAATAGTTACAGGGATTGGATTTGGATTACTTACTTTTCAAACCACAGTAATTCTCTGGTCAGTTAATAGAGTTGAAAATTCTTTGAGAGAACTACTAAAATCCCAAATTAAAGGATTAGAAGATTTGATGGATTCTAAAATTAAAAGATTAGAAGACCTTATAAATTCTAAAATTAATGGATTGGAAAATTTATTCAAATCAGAAATCAAGAGACTCGAAGATAAAATTGAGACAAGGATACTAAAATAGATGACAACCTACAAATTCAAAATTCAAACCTACAATCTAAATGATCTCACAAGTTCAAAATATACGCCGTTTGCAACAATTGAGTCATTTGAGAAAGGAGTCGTTTCAACAATCGTAAGTGCCTTAAATCAATTAGCAATTAAAAACGACGAAGGGATTCGATATGTATTCCTCGAAGATAGGATACCAGCATGAAAATCCCAAATGAAAAGTAACTCACAATGTCAAATGAACAATTGTACATTTTGTTAGGCGCACATGGATTCCAAATGTTAGTAACTTTATGGCTAATAAACCATGTGGATAAATCTATAAATAAGAGAATTGATGATTTGAGAATAGCTTTAACAGATTTAATTAAGTCTGAAATTAAAAGACTTGAAGATAAAATTGAAACTAAAATTTGGAAATAAAACACATGTCAAATTTAAACTCAAACCCAGATGAAAAGATCATTGAGAAAATTAAAAAACTCTTAGAGTTAACCACTTCAGATAATGAAAATGAGGCATCTCATGCAATGGAGACTGCAAAGAGATTGATGCTCAAATACTCACTCAATGAGACTAATTTCCTAGAAACTAACTCAGTACCGGAAATTATTGAGTCTCAGTATTCATCATCATATTTTCAAAAACCTGGTCTTAAAGAATCAATGCCACGCATTTTAGCAGTAATTGCGCCAATATTTGGGTGTCAGGCGTTTGTTCGAGTAGATATTAGTGGATTCAAGAGTTATCATTTATTAGGATTCAAAACTAATATTGAAATTACAAAATTCGCACTTGATTCACTACTCGCACAAGGAAACATTGATGCCCGCCGAGAATATCGAAAGTTTCGTACGGTAACTTTTGGTCTAAGTTTTTGGAGGGGATTTGCCGACGGCCTCAAAGTGAAATTCGCTAAAGAAAAATCAAATGAAATTGGTTTGGAACTCTACGATAAGGTCAAAGAGAAATTAGATTCTATTACAACGGGAACTATTGATACGGCAAAAGAGGATGGAGTGGCACGAGAATCAGGATTTCAAAGTGGAATCTCATCTCAAATAAGATCTGGTATTAATACATCTAATTCAGGGAAACTATTAAACTGATGACTATGAACATCTTACAACAATACATTGAAAGTCTACATGAAGCACTTCTCAGTAAAAATGATGAAAAACTGAAAGTTCACATGAGAAAATGGCAAATTAAAATTCCTGAATCTGATGAAATATTCCAAATAATGAAACATAAATCCATAACTGCCAGAGTAGATTTACCAGAAGAAATGAGACGAGAGAGTAAAAAATGGCTTTTTGAAAGAAAATATGAATCATTTGATGATGGAGATGTTTAAAAATGACCTACAGAATCGGCAAAGATTCTCCTTCTGAAAAGAGTAATGAGCTACCATTCATTAAATGTCTAATCTGTTTGAAGAAATCCTACTACCAAAAAGACATTGAGAATAAGTATTGTGGATTTTGTCATAAGTTTCATCAAGATTTAAATCAAGGAGAATCTCAGACGTGAATTTCAAAATTGACAACGAAGTTCTCATTGATTTTATCGAAAAGTTTGAATTAGATGCGACAAGCGATTTCAAGAAGTCAAAGAATCTAAGTGAATTGCTAATTCAAACTAAAATCCTCAATCCACGAATCGCAATTTGGTTGGAAATGGGAATTAATGAGTTTCAAATATGTCCACATTTTGGACTGGGATTCATGTTTGCACTCAAATTAATGGCACTTCAAATTGAGAAAGATTCACTCATTCCGAGAGAGAATCAAACAAATTAACTCAAATGATAAACGAATCTCAATTCAAAATTCAAAATCAACTTAAATCTCATGAAGTGAAAGGTTTCAAAAAACGAACCAAACTAACATTAATTCTCAATTCACATTCACTAAGTTACTACCAGAAATGCGAGAAACTCTATGAGTATACGACGATTAGAAACTTGGAACAAATTGAAGAAATTTATCCGTTTACTCGGGGTTCTCTCATAAGCAAAATCTTAGAGTTATGGTATCGGGCGAAGAAACTCTCATACAGTAAAGAGAGACTCGAAGATCTCGAATTTAAACTCTATAAGATAGTTTTTAGATCAAAATCACTTAAAGAGGATGACCGAACATTAATAAGTGCCAGATTACAGGAGTACTTTGAGAAATATCGACTCGAGACTTACAAAGTGATTGCCGTCGAAAAAGGCTTCAGTAAAATACTGTACGAAGATGACTATGTTTTGTACATTTATGAGGGTAAGCCAGATTTAGTGGTCGATTTTGGACCTAATCTAGGAATTGGACCCATTGATCACAAATCAGAATCGAGAAGGAATGATATTTATCCATTCAATAATCAAATACTCGGTTATTGTTGGTCAATGGATTCAAAGATCGGCATGTATAACTACATTGGACTTCAAAATGATGACCAGAATGGAAAAGTTCTACGGCGAGAGACACTCACATTCTCAGAAAATCAAATTAATCAGTGGCGAGATGATACAATTCAGTGGTTTCATCGGATCTTACGATCATTAAACTCAAAAAATTATCTAAGATCATGGAATTGTCAGGGAGTTTATGGAGTTTGTTCATTCAGTAAGGTTTGCGAAATGCCGACTGAAAATGGTAAACTAGTTAAAATTAAGAACCTATTTAAAGAACGGGAGCCTTATAGATCGTGGTAAGTTTATTACAAGCTACAGTAAGTTTCACAATAGAATCAGATAAAGCTACTGAAGAAATTCAAAAATTTCTCGAATGGTATATTAATGAAGCCTGTTCAAAACTTGAAGATGTTGGAATGGATGTAACCTACAATTTAAATGTGAAAGAGCTTTGAAAATGACTAATGACACACTAACAATTCTCGGAGCTAATACACTTTACACAATAATATTGATGATTTATATCAATTTAAAGATTAAATCAATCTCTGAGATTAAAAAGATTGAGTAAATAGATGCCAGTCTTAGACCATCTCCACACATACGAACGGATAAAAGATAGGCCAGAATATTTTAAATGTATTCATCCTCTCTGTTATCACTTCATTCATAAAGATCTCTTAGAACTTAAAAAAGCGATGTGCCGTTGCGGAGATTCATTCATTTTAAATCGAGAGGAGTTAAAAAAGAAATCACCGAAATGTTCCAATTGCATTAAAACAAGAAATCGCAAATCAAATTCATCTCTGAGAACAGAAGAAATCGCAGGAGTTATCGAAGATCTAATTGCTGAAACGCCATCATCTACGGCGAAAGATGAAAATGATAAATCTTATGAGCTTTGATAAATCTAATTAAGGAAAATTAAATGGAAAATGAAACAACATTTTTGGTCAATGGAATAGTCTCAAGTAGAGATAAACAACCTTATCTGCAATTATCAAATGCAGATAGAATGATAGCACAATTAACAATGTCACAAGCGAGACAAATAGCCCAAGATATATTAATAATGTGCAGTCGTACAGAAGCTGATGCAATGGTTATGGAATTTTTCAGTAATTTAGCCACAGATAAAGATGAAGCACTTCAATTAAGTGCAGTTTTTATGCAGAAATTCCGAGATTATCGAGCAAATTTAGATGATGAACAAATTAAACATAATCATCGAGGTTAAAATTAAAACATAATTAAAGGAATTATTAAAATCATGAACAAACGAATGTACAATCTCGAAATTAACAATCAAGTATTTGAAATTGCCTACACAGATGACCAAATGAGATCATTTGTCAATCAATTCAAAAGATACATTGAATTGGAAACTGGAAAAACTGATAATGCAGTAGGAACTCACACTGAATCAGTTGATGATGCACCAGATGATCAGGGTCATACAGGATTTAAGGGAAATCTTAAATAAATGTTTGAAAATGACTGGACAAAAATCTCAGTAATAGTTATCAGTTTTGCAGTTGGAGCTTATTTCAACAACAAAAGAATCGATGATTTCAAAGATTCCACGAATAAAAGATTTGAAGATCTTTACAAATATTTAGAAATCAGATTCAAACATATTGATGACGATATGAAATTAATGAGAGATGATCTTAAAGAACTTAAAACTGACATGAAAGAATTACTTAAAGTAAAAAACTAAAATGCCAACTCTAAATGACCTAAAACCCACTGAGAATTTTGTTTCACTCGTAGTCGGAAAGCCAGGATCAGGGAAAACTTCGGCAATTGCGAGTTTCACATCTAAGGATTCACCAACTTACATATTTGACATAGATCACCGAATTAAAGGTTTGGAGGGATCTCGTGAATGGCTTGGTCAAGATGTTTGGGATAATTTAACATTTGACCAGTATGACACTAGAGACGGCTTTCGATCTATTGAGAAACAGTTTATGGTATTCGCGGAAAAGTATGACAAAAGAAATCTCGAATTCAAAAATCTTGTAATTGAATCTGTTGGATCATTGAGTGAAATGTTTCTCGTCGATTCACAAACAATGAAGGGATTAAAACCTGGAACTGATTTTTCAAAGTTAAAAGGTGATCAAACGAGAGGTGCCCGAATTGTCGGGAATATTAGTTTCCCCACGCCAGATGATTATAATTATGGCAAACGGGCGTTTCATATTTTGTTCTACCATTATTTTACACACTTCACAAAGTGTAATATATTTTTAAGTGGTTGGACGGCGGATAGATGGATTAAAGATCCTAACGCAGAGTCAGTATATGCTCCCCAGATTGTTAGTGGAACTCAATTACTAGCTACTAACAAGATTGCAAGTGAATTGCCTGGGTATTTCGACCACATTTGGGAATTTGATAAGGAGGAAACGGGATCGGCAAAGAATCCACTGAAATACAGAGTTAAATTTAGAAGTGGAATGGCTAAAACAACTATGCCACAGATTCCAAACGAAATAGACATAACAGGCAAGAATTTCAAACACGAGTTGTTTCAGTATTTACCACAAGAGATTAAATCTCAGAAGACGGCCTAAGATGATACCATCTAATGAAGCTTTACAAACATTCTATGGGACAATACCACTAATCATCGTCATTCTTGGAATCTTTTTAAGAAGTCAAATACTTCAAAAAGATATTCTACACAGATTGGGGAAAATCGAAGACAAATTAACCAAAATTACTGAACGACTAATAATTCTTGAAAGTAGATTTGGGATAGTCTATAAAGATTAGACAATTAAGGAGAATTAAGATGAACTTTGAAATAATCTCAATGACCGAGAAAAGACGAGATATGTTACTTCAGATGAATGAAAGTGATTCTGAGAATGAATCTGATGAACTGATTACAGTTTTGAAAGATCAAGATTTTGACGATTCTGAAGACTCTGAGAATGAAGATTCTGATGAAATAGATTTAGAGGATGAATTAGAGGAGGATGAAACTGAAGATGACTCTGAGGATGAATTAGAAGATGAAATAGAGATAATTGATGAAACTGATGAGAATGAGACTGACTCTGATGAAAATGAGGATGAGATCGAAATTACAGACGAAGAAACTGAAGAAACTACTTAAAGAATCTGAAGAGATACTTGAATCTATTAAAAGATTAGAGATCAAGGTTAATGAAAACTCTCACAATTTATGATAAATCTATCTTTTGGTGGCAAAATCTTTTAATTGACGACGAAGATTTTGAAAAAGTTTCGAAAGTAAGTAAATCCATACGTAAAGATTCTGGAGGGCGCAAATCACTCCGGATTTATACCAATGGAAGCTCTATAAGTCTAACTAATTTTATTCTAAATTTAGATAAAAGTGTATTAATAGATCATAAAGATCGTAATCAATTTAATAACCAAAAATCTAATCTTAGGATATGTAATAGCCAACAAAATAATTTCAACAAAGGTCCAATTACTGGACAATACAAAGGAGTAAGTTATAACAAAGAAAATAGTAAGTGGAAAGCCCAGATAATGAAAACACATAAGAATTATCACATAGGTTACTTCAACACCGAAATTGAAGCCGCGAAAGCATACGATAAAAAAGCAAAGAAACTATTTGGTGAATTTGCCTATCTAAACTTTCCAGAAACAAATAACTCTCAAAAACACGAAACTCTAATTAAAAAGGAACAGAATTAAATGCCGATCATTAGTTTGACACAGGAAGCGATAGATAGGGGAAAGTTCCCAGAAATTGGCTGGAGTCATGCAGATCTGCATGCAGTCCGAGAGGCAAAAAGTGCCAAAGGAGATTCAACCAATTTCTTCTTTGAATTTATTATGACCTCTGGACCAGAATCAAAGAATGACAATAAGGGGAGATACCAGACCTTTTTAGTTAATTCTTTGGCAATCTCAAATGGAATTAAAGATGTCATTACGAGCTTTAAAGCCATGATTGCAGCATTGATGGGGATCAAACCCAATGATGTTCAGGCGGATGATTTTGATACTGATAAATTAGTTGGTAAGTCGTGCTGGATTAAAATTGATGTAGTTACAATTGAAGGTAAATTAATCTACACGATTACTGATTTCTCAGCCGATCAAGATATTCCATTCTAGATTTTGGTGAGTAGTTAACTTTTGCTAAGTAGTTATCGCATGTAACTTGGGGTTATGGGGTCAGATCTTAAAATCTTAACCGAGATGAGAGAAATGGCCCCATTAAATGTGGAATCTAATAAAGATGGAGATAAAATGACCGAGGATGACAGAATTAAAGCTGAAAGATTTGAAACTGAGGTACTTAAAATCAAACATTCATTAAGTGACAGATTACCGTGGCCTCTTTCTGTGAGAATTGTGTTACTAGCTCATCTAAAATTCATTAAATACCATAATTCACTAGATTGGAGCTTCAGAAACACCGCCAAATTACTCAATAAACCAGATTCTCAAATCAAAACAGCAATAGAAATGGCAAAGATGTTAGAAACTTATCCAGATTTAGCTAAAATTACAAACAAAAGGAGAGCATGGAGAATTCTCAAGATGTTCCAGTACCTGCCGTCAGATAATTTGCGTTTGAAAATTGCTCAGGAGATTCAAAATCAACTAGTTAAAGAACGTCGGTCGACATATGATGAATTAGCTGGAAATTTAGGTGAGATGACGTTATGAGATACCATTGCTATGGATGTAATAAATCGGTAACAAGTGAATTACCAGAAGATTCAGTAATTCGTGCATTACTATTATGTCCAGAATGTATCGAATTAATTCCTGAGAAAGGTTTCGATTATGTAATTTCACAAAAACGGATACCTAAATATGAGTGAAATTCTCATCGAAGAAACTAAGGTTCAAATAAATGGTTGGGGTCCAGAAGTATCGCCGTTAATGTTAGTATCGGATTACCCTGGACCAGATGAGATTAAATTTGGAAAGGCATTAGTTGGATCTCATGGTAATACAATTGGCGATTTCCTACGTCTCTCGGGTTATAGTTTAAACGGCTGCTACAAGACCAACTTCATTAAGTATCCAATGAATGGTTATGGGTCTAAGAATCGTAAGAAAGCCCAAGGAATCTTAGATTATGTCAAGTCTCAAGGAAACTGGACTGAAATCCTCAAACAAGAGATCAAAGATATTCAACCAAACGTCATACTCGCATTTGGGGAATTAGCATTACGTGCGTTAACTGTCGAAAAGAATATTAATAATTTCCGGGGATCAATTTTACCAATTTCCAAAGAAATTTCAGATCGAAATATTAGAGTCATTCCCACATTTCATCCAAGAGATATAGTTCTCAACCCACTAAGTTCAGTTTATTTGAAAACCGACTATGATAAGGCTCTCAAATATTTAAATGACACATCTGAATACAAAGAACCTGGTAACTTATGGATTTGTAAAACTACAGACGCACTTATTGAGTATTGGAAACGGGCAAAACATGGTCCGTTTCTCGTGTTTGACATTGAAACTTGGTACAATTTTGTCACTTGTATTAGTTTTTGTACGGATGGAAATGAATCGGTTTCAGTTTCATTGCTCGATAAAGACACTTCAATCATGGAGAAAGTTTGCCTTTGGAAACAAGTCAATGAGATCTTACGATCGCCGATTCCAAAAGTCAATCAAAATATAGGCTACGATGAAACAATTCTCAGAATGAAATATGGGGTCGAGGTACGAAATATCATTGGCGATACAATGTTAATGGCCCATACACTTTATTGTGAATTACCGAAAGGACTTAATTTCCTAACCTCACTTTATACAGATATTCCCTATTACAAAGATGAGGGCCGTGAATATAATCCAAAGATTCATGATTTCAGTCGAATGCTCTATTACAATGCAAAAGATTCATTAGCAACTCATAAAGTTTGGACGGCACAATTAAAAGACTGCGAAGAACTCGGTTTAACTAATTTCTACAACGAAAAAGTTATGCCGTTGTATTTTCATTATCAAAAAATCAATCGAAGGGGGATTACAGTTGATACTTTGGTTAAATATGATCTCATTGACAAATATACTAATCTATTAACTGAATCACAGAAAAAGATTGATGATCTTTACGGCCAGAATCTCAACATTAACTCACCAAAACAGGTTGCAGAATTTGTATATGATTTTTTGAAATGCCCGTTACATACCCATACGAATAATTCCGGCGAATTGATACCTTCAACTGGTGAAGAAGTCATTCAAGAAATATATTTAAATGAGATAACAGATGAAACTCGCCGGGATATTCTCCAGGAGATACTTTTCTGTAGGAAACTAGATAAAGTTATTGAGTTTTTAAATACACCGTACCATTACGATGGGAAATTTCGTAGTTCATACAATCTCGCAGGAACTGAAAATGGCCGTACTTCTGGATCGGCATCAATTGGATGGTTTTTTAAATTGAGTGGGAAAGCAATTAAAGTCGGTCGGTTAGGGGCATCTCTCCAAACAATCCCAAAACATGGATTTATTCACAAAAATCAAAGATACGGAAATGACATACGAAACATATTTGTTCCATCATCCGGTAAGATATTTTTTGATGCAGATGGATCAAATGCCGAGGGACATATTGTAGCAGTTTTATGTGAAGATTGGGAAATGTTGGAATACATGAAAGCGGGAGGTGATATTCATAAGTTAACGGCATCTTGGATTTATAATCAACCCGTTGAGACAATTGTTAAGCCATCTGATGAACGAGATATTGGTAAAATGGCGAGACATGCAGGAAATCTTGGACAATCTCCAAGTGGACTCTCCATTCAAATCAATAAACCAATCAGTTTTACTCGAACTGTCATGGAGAGATTCCATAAAAATGCTCCAAAAGTCCAAGAAGTTTTCCATTACGAGATAACAAATCGAATAAAAGGTTATCGGGCAAATAGATTTCTAATGTCACCTCATGGACGAAGGAGAGATTTCTTTGGACGGGTAGATGATCATATGCTCAAAGAAGCCTTTTCATTTATTCCACAGTCAACATGTTCAGATCATTATAAATTTGCCTCACTCAAAATATCAAATCAAACAGAACACTTTGGTGCTGAGCAACTTTTTGAAGCTCATGACGGACTAATGTGGGAAATTCCCTATTCGAGATTAAATGAATTTGCCCAAATAGTGAAAACTGAGATGACCCAACCGATTAATTTCAAAGATTGTACACTAAGTAGGGATTACAATCTCACAATTCCAGTTGAATTAGGTTATAGTGACACAAACTGGAAAGAAATGAAAGATTTTCAGATTTAGTGGTTTAAGTAAGTAGTTAAATTAGTTAGTTAAATTGAAACGGAGAAACCTTGAAACTAGCATCAAAAAAGAAGTGGAAAATTGAAGATTCTCAGATTAGAGAATTAATTTCGATTAGAGATGAGAGGAAATTAAATCAAATGACGCTTTATAAACGAATTGGTCAATTAATTGGTCGTTCAATTAAACATCTTAGAAATTTAAATAAGAACGAAGCATCAAAGGTCATTGAGAATTATCGAAATAATCAGGAGTCTCAAATTAATCAACAGAAGATAATCTCCAAATTTTCACCTCAGATCTCAAAGGATGAAATCAGGCCGTCTCACGAACAACCCGATGAAACATCAAATGAAGTTAAAAGTGAATCACCTGAGAATGTGGAATCGGCCGAAAATGAGTCTCAACGAGATATTCATTTAGTGAAACCTGAAGTTAAATCAGAAATTGAAACTCCAAAGAAACTAACCTGGCAAGAAATAGTTGAACGGCAGAGACTTGAGAAACTAGCTAAGGAAAATCAAAAGAATGCTTAAATTAAGTGTTGAACAAACCAGAGAAGAAATTAGAATGATTGAGACACATATCTCGAAACTGTCGGATCTTGACATAGTTGAGATTCAAAAAGGTCAATTAAGCCGATTAGTTTATTTCGCCAAGAGATCTGTTACATCAAATCTAAGTAAATCAAAATCCCACATAACTCTCACAAATTCTCATGATCATGGACCTCCTGGTCCTCCTGATTATTCTCCCGTTGAGTAATTGTCTACATTAAAATTTAATTAAATCACCTATGCACGGAGTGTCTTTAAAATTATTTAGAATTACAGCATTCTAATATGCTAAAAACTTTGAAAGATATTCAAGATGTTTAATTTCATTGAAGAATACCTAAGATTAACTGAAGATCTTGAAACTCCGACAAGTTATCTCAAATGGGGCGCAATAAGTTGTATTGGGGCAGCACTCAGAGATAATTTTTACTTTAAATTTCCAGCAAGACAAGAGAAAATCTATCCAAATACTTACATCTTGTTACTGGGAGATACGTCTGCTGTTAGAAAATCAAATCCATTAAATGTAACTAGAAAACTTCTTAAAAAATTAGACAATACAAAAGTTGTTGCAGGAGCAGCATCCATGCAAGGCATTTTAAAAGAGTTAGGAAGTACTATGAACGGCAAACCAAAAGGGGGATCTGGGATAATGTTAGCTAAAGAGTTAGAAGCATACTTTGTCAAAGATCCCGCCACTATAGGTATTTTAACCGATCTTTATGATTTTCATGAAATTTACGAGAAAATACTATCAACCCAAGATACTATAATAATACGAAATGTCTGTTTAAGTTTATTTGGCGGATCAAATGAAATTATGATGCGAAAGTTAATTGATCAGTCTGCCGTCGAGGGGGGATTAGTTGGGAGAATGTTAATTATTGAGGAAGTTGAAAGACGTAAAAACAACTCTGGGTTTGAAGATAATCAAATAATAATTACAGACGAACACTGGGAACCTTGTTCAAAATTTCTGAATCGACTCAAAACCTTTACCAATGTTGAACTTAAATTCACTGAAAATGCCAGGAAACATTACAATGAGTGGTATCATTCGCTGCCGGAATTACAGAAACGAGTTAAAACAGGCACCGGATTTGAATATCGACTCCATACTCATGTTTTGAAAGTTGCTACCATTTTGGCGGCATCCATTGAAAACTTCGTGGGAACTATTGAACTTGAGTTTCTTGAATCGGCGATTCTTGAATGCGGCAAGCTAATTCCAACGTATCAGAAATTAACATTAGGTTCAGGTTCCCATCAAGATTCTCCGGCGATGGGACATGTTGTACTTGGAATAGTTAATTCCCCAAATCATGAAATTTCCCATCGTGATCTACTGTACAAACTTTTTGGAATTTGTGATACTGAAATGCTAAATCGAATTATTACGACATTAGAGCAGGCAGAATTAATTAAACAGAAATCCGTTAGAATGATTCCTGGTTACAAAGCAACTGATAAATTAGTTGAGAAAGTTTTGTACAAAAATCAAGAGAATGACAAGTCCAAGTGGACGGTGAATTAGCGCGGATGCGCTTAGGGAATTAAGAGATGTCAAACGAACAATTATTTTTAAGTTTACTAGGAACTCAGATAACAATCTCTGCACTGTTTGCAGGTTTTCTCAAATACTACATTGACGCTAAAATAGATCCAATTGCAAAACAAATGGACATACTCACAAAATTTATCATTGAACATTCTGAACGAATTGCAACTCTCGAAGAAAAAACTAAGAAACTATAACTCACGATGAAGTCATTGGAAAGATATGGAGATATGAGAACCCAACTTGAGATTGTGAGAACTAAAATAACCCCTAGTTCATGGGATATATTTCTTTATCAAAATTACATAATTGCTGAATCAATTGAAGATGATGTCACGAGATTTAATATCTTAGACAAGATTGTTCAATTACGAAAGGATGATTACAAATTAACTATGGAGATTCCCTAAGCCTACGGCTTTTGAGAGTCAAGTTTAACTTTCCCTTGATTATTAATTTCACCAGAAATTTCACGACCATCGGGTGTCTGATACATTATTCGGGCACCCCTTAATGCATTCAAAATAGTTTGTTGGGCAAATCTAGATTCCCGAGATGAAGCATCTTTGTCAAGTAATCCAGCTGCAATTCTGGCGTTTTTAGGATTGAACATTACTTTTTCAGTGAACTTATTAACCGAATTAGCGCCCGCCAAAGTTATTGTCCCAGCAAGTGCGGAACTTCCTAAATTATGCCCAGCCATTAAATTTCCTGCTCCAACTCCCATAGAAACTACTCCAGAGGCTAATCGCATTAAAGGTGAAACACTGCCACTTGGTGAATCGCCGATAATTGATGCGCGGGCTAAGAGTCTTTTGGCATTTCCTAAAGTTTGCGATGGAACAGCTTCCTTAGCACTCAATTCATTTGTGTTGAGATAATTAATTCCTTTTTGAATATCAATTTTACCAGTAATTGGGTCATACATCTCGCGACTTAATTCTCCCCTGAATAATTCGGTAGCTTTACCCCTCCCACCCATTGAAATAAACTGACGCATTTTCTGAGGATCACTAATTGCAGTCTCTAATACTTGTTTGGCAGTAGTTTCAGGATCTATTCCTTTGGAAAGGAGATCTTTAGTCATATTCGGATCAAGTCGGTTGGAAATATGTGCCCAAAAATCTTGAGCTTTACGAAATCTCCCATAGGCATTAGATCCCCATCCCTTAACACCCTCATCAATATCTGATCTTATTGCCTTTTTGAGATAATTTAGTGGACCCTCAAGTACATCTTTTTGAACTTTATATTCTGATGATTTAGTAAATCTCTCAAGAGAATCCCTCATAGTTTTTAACTGATCGAAAGGAACCATAGTTGCTGTTGGCTTTTTAGTAACTGGATCTAAATAAGTCTCTACTTTAGAAATTTTCTCTAATTCACTACGAAGATGTTTTAAATAAGCCCCTGAAGTTTCTCCGATATTTGCCGCATTTACATCATTTGGTCCTAAAACCTCATTAACTTTTTCAAGCATAGGATCAGCAAAGGCCTTAGACCGTTTTAAGGGAATTGCCCCTTCAATTTTAATCGGTTCAAATGTTGGTCCAGTTATTACTGGTTGTCCAGTTGTTGGATCAATTAGAGTTGATGGTTTACCAGGTACTTCTTTAAGAACTGTTTTAGTATTATACTTAATTGCAGGTTCAAAATCCTTGTAAAGGTCTTTGGATTTTTCTTTAAATGCCTCGGTACGTGTTTGGGCGAATTGTTGGGCCTCATTTATTATCTTTTCAGGATTTCGAACATTTGCTGTGATTTTATTAATTACCTCCCGTTTTTGTTTATTTACCAATGCAGTTTTAGCTTGTGGAGTTATGAAATTCTCAATATTTGCAGCCGTTGGGTTAACTTGACCAACTGAAAAGTTAAACTCTGGATCAGCTTTAATTGCCGAAGAAACTTCTGGGGTAAATTTACCCGGAAAGAATTTCTTAACTAAAGTTTGAGCTAGATTTGCACGAGCAGATGGAAATCCTAATTGAGATAATTTACCAGCACCAGCAAAAATAGGTTCAGTAATGACGTTAGCGGCGCCACTTAATACTTCATTGTCAGGTTCACCATAAATTTGAGGGGCAGCATATTTCAAAGCTGACCCAATACCAGATCCAATTGCAGTTCCAGCCATTCCTCCAGTAACCGGATTAACATAACCACCTGTAATTGGAGTTAAAGCTGCCCCGGCAATATTACCTGCAACTCCTCCAATGCCGCTTAAAATTCCAGGGACGTGTCTTCCATAGTAATTAAATATTTGATCAGTTAAAGTAGGAGCTCGTAATTCACTTTTTTCAGTTGTGTTGAGAATTGGAGAAGATGTTTTAGCGGCAGGCTCAATTGGATTTCCATCAGCATCACCTTCAAATATCACACCAGTTTTTTTATCTTTCCATTTTGGCATTATTCGACCCTCTCAACTTCCCTGCCTTGTTTATTAGTTTTAGTTTCGGGCGGCCTGGATCTAATATTCCATCTCTCTTCAACGGCTTTTCTTTGTTCTGGTTTCATTCCACGAAATGCTTGATCATGGGCATTAAAGTAGATATTTTTAATTTCATTAACTCTTCGATCATTTTCTTTTTGATTCAAAGTCCAAAAACTTGGAAGTAATTCCCCGATACGGGCAATATCCTGATTACTTAGATTTCCACGTTCACCTTTTGTATTTCGTCCAAATAATCCAAGATCTGCTTGTAAGGCATTTTTAATATTTCGTGCATCATTTAATCGTTTCTCTTTAATCGCAAGATTGTAAGATTCGACATTGTCCATAAATGTTTCTAATCCAGGAGATGCATTGAATTTCTCAATCTCGGATTTTTTAAAAATCCTATCTCCACGAGCTTTAGCAGCGTTTTGAATTCTAACTCCAATATCACCTTTTGGAAGATCTTCTAAGGCAACTTGACCAGTATAAATATCCGGGAGATGTGCTTCAATGGATTGATTTAACAAATCTTGTTTTTCCGCTCTAGTTGCACTAGTTCCAGCAGCGATTCTTGTGTTAAGATTCTCACGAATTGCAGATCTATTTAATTCCCCCTCAGAAATTCTAAGATTTCGATTCTTTTCATTTTCAATTGCAGTAAATTCCTGTTGTTTCCCTTGATTTGCAGCCTGAATATTTCCTCGAACTTGAGCTAATCCGATTCTATTCGGTTGTAATACAACTTCTCTCGCCTGAGTAATATCTCCAGCTTCTCTAACTTTTAAATTAGAAATTTGTTGAGGAGTTTGCCCTACAATTCCAGCTAATCCTTCATCGCCAAGAGCTTTTCCAATATCAACTGGATTACCATTGGCATCAGTTAATTTACCAGATGCAGCAGATGCTGCATTTATTCCAGCAACTTTAACTCTAGTTGTGAGATCTTTAATCCGAGCTTTATTTAATTCAAAAGTTGAGAGGGCTTTCTCAGTTTCTAATTTATGCCGTTGTTGAAATTGAGACGCAAGATCAGCAATTTGTTGACGTCGAACTTCTAATGCCTCTCTTTGAGCTTCAGCTTCTGCAATTCTTTGCTCTCGTTTTTCCCTTAAAGCAGAACCAGCCAAAAAAGATTCAATTACATGTTTGGAAATACTTAAATCTACTGGCATGAACTTCGCTCCTCAAACTCTATTAAGAGATCCAGGAATATTTTGTGGACGATGGCCTATGTTTTGTCCACTAATAACTCCAGTAGTTGGTAAATCAGGATAATTTACATCATACTGTGGAATACTTGTTGGTAAGTAGGGATAATTATTCCCACTCGTAACCCCCATTGAGGGTAAATTTGGATAAGTTCCAGGAGTACCAGGACCACTATTTAATTGAGTTTTACCAAATGCCCCCGCACCATATAATCCACTTAATGTTCCAGCCAAATTACCAAACATTCCCCCTAAAGGATTACCAGGATCAGTTTGAGTTCCTTTAGAACTAGAAGTTCTCGTATTAGTTCCAGTTACATGAGATCCAACTGGTAATTGTCCAAAGAAACCTGACGCATCTAAAAGATTTTGTCTACGTCGAGCATCAGCCATTAATGGGATTTGATTGTTTAAACTCGAAATCTGTCTCCCCCGATTTAATTGATTACCAATGAGAGAATTAGCACCAGCAGTAGTTCTACCTAATCCACGAGATGCCAGGATATTTTGAATCGCCTCATCATTTAAATCTGCTTGTTGATTAATATTCCCAATTCCCTCCCTCTGATAACCCCCAAAATAATCATTATCATCTTCTGTACGACCAAGAAATTGATTCATCAGTAATGATCTCATAATTTGTTGCTGGGGATCATAAACTGGTTGATTTGTTGAATCTAAATTCTCAGTAGATTTAGTATCCTGAGTAGTCTCAAGAGTTTTCTTACGATTACCTAATAATCCACCGAGAGCTGAAATCCCTGAAAGTGCTAAAGGTATTGCCAATGGGAACATTTCTCAATATCTCCTAAAATTTAATTAATTATGCCCTAATTCCTGAAATGAATCTCATCGGATAAGTAGTAACATTAACACCTGTAACTACATTCATAGATGCATTACTACCACCATGAGTAATGTAATTCAAAACTGTGGTAACTGGAGTAACTGCCAAAATTACATTAACTGTTTCACTAACTCCAGGATTTCCAGCAACATAGTAAGTTGTAGCAAAAACCCATTGAGTATCTAATACATATGTAAATACCGTATTCCATCTCCGAGTAGCATGACCAATTTGAACTAAGTTATCTCCATGAGCGACTAAATTACCGACAAGAGTTAAATTAGGATTCCAGGGACTCCCATCATTAGTTATAAAACTGGCAGCATGAGATCCAGAGGGATTTAATATATCGAGATTCTCATTTCCTGAGCTATTAGTAGTTGTTTTAAATGTCCATTTCTTAGTTTTATCATTGACTTTATGAATATTTAACTTCTCAGTGAAGATTTCCTTAGCTTCTAAGATATTAACTTTGAGAGTATCTAAAACTTCTAGGAGTTTAACCCTCAAGGAGTCAAAAATATGTAAAACACGATGAGAAATTGATGATCCATCGGCACTAGGAATGTAATCGGAGACATTAATAGTTTCAGTTGGGTCTAGATTATTTAATTCAAGTGAAATTTCACTAACTTTTCGATTCAATTCATTAATCTGGGTCTTAATCAATGTAAGATCCCGAGTTAATAGGTTGATCTTTGATTCGGCGTCTCTGACTGTTTGAATCATTTAATTTAACCCTGGCCAGAATATCCGCCACACATTGCCGGACCAGTCAGTTTGATCTTTTTGTTTTGAGTCTGTCCACCGTCAATATTAATTTTAACCTCAGCCTCAAATCTATGAAATACAGCCGCCGAATCTAATTCCATTCTAAATATATTAGGATTGATTCCCTTTGGCAGACTAACTACATAGGTCTTTTCACGATTTATAACTGTTGGAATTGATCCCCGAATAATTACCACATCACTGGAGAAGATTTTGAAATTCATAATTGATGTAGTGGCAACGAGGCGTATGGAAACTTCTCGAATCTTACCCACTTTGGAAAATTCAATCGGCCCAATCTGATCAAACATTTTACCCATCGGAAGAATTTCCACATTGGCCGGCGGCAACATTTCATAGAATTCAAAATCAGTCGAAGATTCTAGAGTCCCACCATAATCAATTCCAAACGGCACTCCTAAATCAGGCTGAGAATCTGTAAAGTAGTACAATACGGTACCTTTGTCATTTGTTGTGAAAGTAGATGATGGAAATGTAACTCCATCCACTTTTGGGGTGTATTTAACAACTCCACCTTTGGTATTTATTGTAAATGGAATAGTTCTAATTCTCTTACGAGTTGCACATCCATAATTTGTTGAGGGAAGTTGAATAAATCGACTAGCTGGAGGTAATTTCTCGAATACTGACTCATCTAAACTTAATCCATAAAATTCAAAGGGAGTTTCAGTTAATGATTTCAATGTACAACCAATATCAACTCCAGTTGCTTCACCCTCAAATGTCATAATTACAGTTCGTTTGGCATTTGTGTTTATAATTTTTTGGGGAAAATCAACTCCATCAATATGTGGTGACATTGAAACATTCTGGCCGCGAGTATCAATTACAATGGCGTATTGGATGAATTTCTTCCTCGAAGTTGTTCCCAAATTTGAATATGGAACCAATGTATATTTACTAATCGGTGGAAGTTTCTCAAAAACACAATCATCCAAACTGACTTGGTAAAATTCAAAGGGGGTGACTCCGCCGCCGGAAGTTAATTCACAACAAATATCAATTCCAGTTAAATTGTAATTGAAAGTAGCTATGAACGTCTGCTTGCCGTCTGTAATGAGAGTAATAGGTGATTGGATAATTCCATCAACAATTACTGACATTTCGACCGGCGCATTATTTGTATTAATAACTATTGCATATTGAATGAATCGTTTTCTCGAAGTTGTTCCGAGATTTGTGTACGGAACATGTTTAAATATAACCGGATCAGGAAGTATTTCAATTTCTCTTGGAGTAGTTAATTCATAGAATTCAAACACATCCCCAGTTGGTGAGGTTAATAATCCTCCGATATTATAGGCAGTTTTATTTGACCCAATCAGGTAATTAACCACATATCTATCCGCCGTATTTAAAATGGCAGGAGTTTGAGCGACTCCATCGAGAATTGGAATGAATGTAATGTCTTTCCCAAGAGTATCTAAGACCATTGGAATTTCATTAATTCGTTTACGACTTACTGTACTAAAGTTACTCGGTGGAATTCTTAAAACATTTACTTGTTCAGGTCTTGATTCATAGTCGATTGAGAAACTATAGAGTTTAAAATTTGGAACAGTTCCACTTAGTTCAAGTTGATAGTATTTAACTACAAATAATTCCGTATAGACATTAAAATAATGCTCAGATCTCCCATCAAACGCCCTAGTTGTAGTGTAAGTAGCTACAGTTTTATCGTCTCTCAGACAATTTAATTTAATATCAATGGGAATATTGCCAGTGTCTGCAATTATTTTCAGTGTAAATGTATCTTTACGGTTTCTCGGTTGACCATTATGATCATAGGGAGTTAGAAATTTAAAATTGATAGGGTTTGACTCATCAAATAATGTCCCAGTGTCAAGGATTCTAACGAATTTATCCCCAAAACTAGCCGTTGAGTAAATTACTGTGTCATCTTCCTCAACAAACAGGGCATTAATTGAATCAGTATCTCCATGATCTTCTAATCTCCAAAGTTTATCGGCAAAAGTGTAAATAAATAATGCCCGTTTATTATTTTGTAGCTGGGTTGAGAAATATAATCGGTTATTCCCAATTCCCAAATGATAAATTGGTTCATTTGGAATCATTTTGGTTGGAGAAATTCCATACCGATTGTAGTTATTGAAGAGTAAATCTATCTCATTAGTTACAAGTTGACAAGAGGTTCCAGCTAAAACTCTAATTCCATCTGACGCCAAATAAAATAAATTGCCTTCCCGAACGGCAAATGATTTACTTATCGAGGGAGTTTTAATTCCAAGCGGCCGAACCACTAAATCAAAGTATTCAATATTATCTTGAGTAATAACTCCAGCCGATCCACTTATTTCATAGAAATCTTTATTCGTCGCCAAAATCATGGCATCAGTTGATAATTTCGTAATGAATAAGTTATATTCGGTATTTCCCGCAGTATCTATTACATACCTGCTATCGTATGATGACACATTATCTCGATAACTCGGGTAAATTCTTTCGTAGGTCATATACCAATTACGACCTTTGAAATTTGTCTCCATCCCAATAATTCCATCTGGGAGATTCTGTTGATAGTAATCTAATTGAATATTTAATGCAAGTGCCTGTTCATCCGACATTGAATCATCAAACGGCGTCGGATTTGAACCTCCAGTTGCTGGAATTGCCTTAATTCGATAAAATCCCCCTAAACTAGATCCACCTCGAAATATCCAAGCCTCTGTAGCTTCCATGTGTAATTGGGATGGAATTACATGGATTGAGGTATTTATTGGGTTAACTTCTACACTTTGGATACTCATTAAAGATTTTTCAGTGTAGTAACCATTATCTTGGACATTAACTTGAATGTAAGTATAGGTATTATTTAATGGCCCTTTAGTTCCCCCGATAAATTTTGGATCAGTGAATGCATTTTGTTGATATTCTGTGGCTACAAAGATTGCCCTTATTCCTTTAATATCTTTCCAGCCTAATGCACTTTCTGTACCTTGCCGTTGGAAATCCGATCTCTTACATTCTAACGTCGTCCAAGTATTTATGCCAGCATTAAAAACGCCAGATTCTCCAGACCATTCATACCAAAAATAATCAGTTGCATCAGGATTAAATCCAATTACTTCTGGTTGTTGGAGTAAATATTCAATTCTGAATTTAATTAAAGTTGATGTGTTATTTATTCGGACATTAATTTTATAAGTATCATCAGATCTATCAGATCCTGTAATTCCATTCAATGCAGTTCCATCTATTGCAATCGTAACAAATTGACCAGCGACTGCAACTGCTCGATTTTCTTCAGATGTACCTATTTCAACATAGTCACTTGTATTAACAAAAACATCAGTTCCACTTCCATCCGGCGGTCCACCTGCTTCTTTAATTGCCCATTCAACATAAGTAGAATTTGGACCTCGCATATTAATTGAGGGAGGTGAATTATAACTTAATCCAGGAGGAGCCGCAGCACTCATTCCAATTGGAGTTCTTTTAACACCTGAATCTTTTACTTTTTGTGGTCCGTAAGTTATAAATATATGGCCAGATCCAAATCCAAATGCCGCCCCTTGATCTCCGCCGCCAGATATTATCCCTTCGTCATATGCATTCTCATTTTTAAGTGATCCAAAGTTTCGTATGACTTGATTTCCCAATACTAAATAGCGTAAATGATTTGGGCCGTTGGGATATCCTCCCGGCGAATCTATGACTGAGTTCAGATCTAGTAATTTCCCATAAATTTGGGTCGGCTCAGATGGCATTGCTCCTGAAACTTTTTTAGTTCCACGAATTAATCCAATGACACCATCTTCATCGTGAGTTAAATTATCACTACGAAGTAGTCCTCTAACATCTCCATTAATTTCATCTGCATTTGGAATCCATCCGATAGGCCAAGAATTTCTAAATAATGTTGCCATTTTAAATTACTTCAACTGATTTAAAAACTTCAACAGTAGCTGATACTAATACTGCAGTATCTACAGTTCCAGCAGCATTCCAATTAGCCCTAAACGATAAAACTCCACCGTTTGCGGGAACTTTAGATAAAACTAATGGTATTGCACTTGCCCAAGTGCCTTGATTTTGTCTAAATGCCCTGTAATAAACTAATTGTTCAGATGTTGAGGTCATAATTAAATTAATTTCAATGTAAGCTCCTCGATCTGTGGCACCACCAGCAACTTCTGGCATAATAGCTACTGCATCATAAAGTACACTGTATCGACAAATATTAAGAGTACCTATTTTATTAAAATATAAAGTAATTTTACAATGATCTCCAACAGAAAGTACATTTATTGGGATTGTATATGTACCTAATGTTTGAACAGTTGTTGTTGTATTTGATAAAACTGTATTGTAAACTTTCGATAAAAGTAATTTATAACCAGATGATCCAGATTCTCCAGGAATTCCTTGTTCGCCTTGAATTCCCTGATCTCCTTTTGGTCCCTGAATTCCTTGAGGTCCAACTGGACCTTGAATTCCCTGTGGACCTTGTTGACCAATTGGTCCATCATTTCCATCTACTCCATTAGTTCCATTTATTCCCGGATCACCCTTTGGTCCAATCGGTCCAGAATCTCCCTTTTCACCTTTTTCACCTGGCGGACCTTGAATTTGATTTGGATCATAAATAGGTATTCCCTCAGGATCGGCCAAGTATCTTCTGAGATAATCAGTTTCTTCACTCATAATCGCAGAAATCTCCTGCCGGAATTCCATAATTGGAAGGTAAAACTGGACGGGGTTTTTTATATGGTCCCTGGTAACCATAATCATCTTCACAGAAACTATTACAACCAGATGATTCTCTGTGAATTACAGCTGCCGAGTAAACTCCATTAACTATTCTCTTTGCTTTGAGTAATTGTATTTGATATCTGTTTCTGTAATACTCAGCCGCTTGTAAATTTTGACCCGGTCCTTCTTTTTCAAAAGATTTCCACATGACATAACTTTTAATAGTTCGTCTACGAATATAATGTGGAATCTTAAATGAAGTTCCATCTGGAACTCGATAAAATTCTATGATTACAGAATTACCAATCTCCGATCCCCATAAATTATCAGGAACTGATGCGATAGTTTCATTTATTCCGGGATTAAATATGACTACATTCTCTCCAAAAGTACTGTAGAAATATTGAAACGGCCTTCCAACTGGTCTTGAATTTGAATTTGAATCACTCGAAGACCCTATCTCAAATCCCGATGAAAATGCACTTGGTTCAAAAGCTCCCCCAATAATTGATGATCCCCCTAAATTCCATATCCAATTTTCGTAATCAATTTGAGCAGCTGGATCTAATCTAAATCCCTTCCAAAGGATCTTTCTAATGTTTTGAACATATTCTGGTAATTGATATTGTGAAGTTCCAGAAATAGTACTCAGACTCAATCTGTCAATAATTGATTCTGTTTCGCGGGCAATCTCAATTTCGGCATCAAGAGAAATTCGAGCTAAATATTCATTAGTCCAAAGCATAAATTACCTTAGAAATTACTCAAACATTATTGAAAATAACCCAACTAAATGTAGCTACATCTCCGGCATTAGTACTTCTCACAATAAAACTCGTGCCGACTGTTTTTCCGGCGATATAAAGTTGACCAAGTGGAGCACTTGTTGGAGTTACAAATATTCTAGAACCTGAGATTATTGCAGTACAATTAATAGTAACTTGACCAGCAACTAATGTCCCGATTCCAGATAGTGAATTAGTTAATCCCTCAGTAAATTTAGGCCCGGCTCCTCCATAATAAACTGTACTTTGTGGCTGTAAAGTATTCGCACCATCTTGATAAACGCCAACAATTCTATCGGCAGTTGGATAGGCTATACTGTAACCCACCAAATTATTATTTGTAACTATGTGGAAATTATCATCAGGAATTGATACAAATATCTTAGAGCCAGCTACTGAAGCTGCTGTGGTGTTTCCAACAATTACTACTCTAACATAGTCTCCATTGACAACATTTATTAAGGCTTTATTGAACGGTAAATTTGGTATTCTTAAAAATGCATTACCAATTATTTGAACCGATAAACCATCTCCAGAGGTTGGAAATGCAAAATCTATTTCAATAACTGATGTACTATTAATATCAGTTGAATCAGAATGAAAGTGACATCCTTCAACTCTAACCATTGAATTTGAACTAGTTGTATTACCAGCTAATTTTAATGCCGAATAATTCTTAGTATGGTGAGTAAATACACAACTACTGATATTTAATATTCCACTTGTCCAGGTAATACTAGGACCAGGTGCATTAAATATTCCCAAAGTTTCATTTAAAATAAAATTACAATTATCAAAACTAACTAATGTATCAGATATTTTACATATACTGAAACCATCAAACATGCAATTATCAATTGTAACTGTCCCTCCGCCTTGGAATCCCGTAGCAATATCTAATGCTGTTCCATAGTAAAACAGACAGTTTGATATTTTCATATCATCTGTTCTACGGATTTTAATTGCAGTACAAGATTTATCTAATATGTCAAATTGTTCATCGCCAGTGTAGTTGTACTTTGGAACCCAAGGCCAGAAATGACAATTATCTACTCTAATTGAGTCATAATTATTCAAAACATTTAATCCGGCACTATATCCGGCAATAATACTATTGAAAATCGACCAACCACTCGAATCCGACACCATTGCAATACTTTCAATATGGATTCCCTCCCAAGCACCTGAAATTATTACATCATCAATAATTCCCCTAGCACAATTTTGAGTAAAGAAAAATGGCGGATAGTGTTTGTAATTAGCTATTCCAGTTCCCCAAGGTTGAATTGCTTCAACACTGAAATGTTTATAGATTGGGGCTAGTGAGATATGTGGCCCATCGCTTACAAATATTCCACTGTAATTAGTATTAATATTTGAATCAATCATTAATCGAGTATTAGATGGACCGGCCCCTTCAAAAGTGACCCGATTATAATCTTCCAAGGCTATATAAGTGATTGGCGCATAAATCTGATAAGAACCACCAGGAATATAAATCTTTCCCCATTGAGTTCCTAATGACATTAATGCTTCAAAAATACCAGAAGTGGCCGAAGTTATGAACCAATTTCCTGCGGTGTGATTTAAAGCTGGGACAAAAGTTAAAGTATTACCACTTCCACCAATTAATTTAATTACTTCATTCCCGCCGATTGCATCAACAACTCTCAAATAGTGGTGCTGATTTGATCCTTTAACACCGAGAGGTAGTTTATTGAAAGTTACTGTATTAGCTATTCCACCAACTAACGAGGTAGTTTCCGATAAAATTGCCGTAAAGTTGTAATCGGTAGATATTTTAATTTGATCTGACTGATATGCAAATTCATATTCTGTGACACTGGAATCATTAGTCCGCCGGAATATTTGTAACGGCTCACTTGGCTCACTAAATTCATGATTATCATTCCAATGACTTGGTTGAACCTTAGTTAAATCTGAAGTATCTGGTTTAGGACTAAAAAATGTGTGTTTAATTGGCATGTTAACTAACTCCTTGTGAATACTCTATCAGATTTACTAAGTAATTGGATTTTCTTTTTGTACTCTTCCAATTCTGGTTCATATTTTGCCCAGAATTTAGAGGCTTTAATGAATTCTTCATTCTGTTCTAACAAATCAGCCGTACAGTAATTCTCAACTAAATGCAAATAATTAGTATTTATTGGAATATGCAATTGGTCGTTGAGAATTGGTGCAGTAGCTTTGTAAAATATCCTAAAAACTCCCGTTGGATTACTAGTTCTCCCATCAAATGCTATTCTATTTGGACCGGCAATTACTAGTGTCCGGGCCGTCCCTGATCTTATTTCCCAGTCTGATCGATACGAAAACTCTCTTCGATCTGATCCAATCTCAAAAAATTGAGAAATTCCAGAATACCAGATTCTCGTTAATCGGTAAAAGTTTGGAATTAAATCTGTTAAATTGTAGTATGTGAGATTACTTTGAAACGGCAATTCAGTTTCGGCGTCCAAACATTCTGAATAGACTACAATTTCATCAACGGCATCTTGGATTGAGTTATTTAAATCTTGATTCGAGTAGTAGGTAACTGCCAAATCATTTAAATTATCACTTATTTTACGTGCCATTGTAGATCTTAGCATAAAATAACCTAAATTGAAGCTATTAACTCTTCATAACTAACTGGCAAATTTCCCTTACGACACCGAATGATTGTGTTGTAAGTTTCCTTAGGTTCACTTTGGTACTCAATATCTTTGAAGCCACATTCCTGCAGTAAAACAGCAAATTCACCCGTATCCATCAAACTGACATGATAATCCCCAGGATATCTTTGCAAACCATAAATGGTTTTCTTCCAGAAATCTCTAAGACCTTTATAATTTGTAATGTAATTAGTCGCAATCTTAGAGAATTCTGGGTATGAAATGTAAAGATAACCATCTGGAATTAGTGCATTATAAAACATGATCAGGATATTTTTGTGATGAATCTCTTCAAGATGTTCGATAGCGTGGAAAAGTAATATTTCTTCAACGGACTCCCTTGAGAATCTCTTTGAGAAACTTGTAAGTAAATCCACCACCTCGTCAGGATTATTTTTAATTTCCGCGTCAATATTTAAATAACCCTCAATTTTATTATTACCACAACAGACATTTAGTTTCATGCTTTAGCTTCGAAAACTGATTTAATTTCATCAAAGTACTCAGATCCTCTATCAAGTTTCTCTTTTTTAGTTAATTTAATATCCTCTTCGTGATATTTCAGGAGTTTTTCTCGAGTTTTAATTGAAATTATTTCAGGAGATAAAACATGACCAGTCGGAACTTTACAATCGACTAGAATCTTAGAATCTGGATCAAACTGTTTTAACTTACAACAGTAGTAAATATCTTCAGTTTGATGACTTGAGGTGATGAAATATGGAGGTGGCATTTCTAACAGCCGTTTGACTTTTAACAAAGTACACGCAAACCCGACTGCATAACATTCTACCACTCCCTCTTTTAAACCTGATTCCCAATCATTGTAATAATCTAACTGAATTTGTCTCTCATTTTGAGATTGATTCTTAAAGAACATTGGGTTAAACGGTGTGCCCCGAATGAATGTTAATGCCATTACAACATCCCCATCGGCATCTTTTAAACTCTGATAAGTTTTGGGCGCCAGAACCATATCATCGTCCAGAAACCATATATAATCACATTCGAGTAACATGGCATATTTGGCTGCCTGTGCCCGTGCATTATCTATTGAATATCTTTCAGGATGAAATAATATGAATTCATCCGATGTATCCCTCCCTAATCTAAACCATTCCTGACAGTGAGAACCGTAAACTATTGATTTAACCGAATCTAAGACATTTGTACAAACGAGAGTTTTTGACATTTTACTCTTTCTAAGAAAGAAGGGGAACTTGGAGAAATTCCCCTTTTAAGATGATCAAACCATTCAATCGGAGAAACAACTCACATCAAACGAATAAATGCTTTAACGGCATCATAATAAGCTGTAGCAGATGCTGCATTCATTCCATTATTTGAACTAGGTAAAGATGCAAAAGATGCCAAAGTTGCAGCTACAACAACTCCAGCCTCAATTCCATTAGTTACAGTTCCACTTTGAACCCAACCATTATTAGTTGCAGGAACTAAAAGATCTCCAATTGCATAGGCAATCGTATTTGATGCCCAATCATTTGTAGATGCTGCTCTAGTTGCCCTTAAAACTTTGACATGCCGATTAAATCCATAAACTTGAACATTTTGCATAGTTCCAGGTTCAATATTACGAATAGCTGGTCCGGCAGTAAATGCTGCAATTTTAGCTGGATTAACTCCGGCATTTGATGGTAAAACTACAGCAAGTCCATCATCCACTCCATTCATTAGAAATACACATGGCTGTCCGGCTTGAATTGTAACTGTATCCATGTTTTTAACTACATGAATCATCAATTCCGATTTCCCACCACCGGCATTCCACATTTTGAAATTCATAACATTCGTCTCCTATTGTATCCTTTAACTACTTTGGCTTTTGACGTTTCGTTTTATGAAACTTCATTATCTTTGAGGCGGCGGATTATTTGGATCCTGTGGATTACTTGGATCTTTTGGATCTTGAGGCGGCGGTACCGGTTTTTTTGGATCTGGCATTTCTTTCTCCTTTTAAATTTAAAACCTTAAATTGAACTAAACGTAAGTGTTCGAGAGATATTTCCCAAAACACCCTGTTTACGACGGTTATTACTTAGGGTGTTGCCCATCCAAAGAATATGTTTACCTTTGACGTCCTGATTAATGGGCTTTTGGAATTCCGTAGCTACGAAGTTTGTTTCTGATTCATAAATAATCTTGAAAAACTTCGTATTAAGGAAATACGCAGTTCCTTTTGTAGTATCAGCAGTTAAAGCACCTTGGCCGCCATTTGCTGCTACATCTGGAATATCTTCATCCCAAACAACTTTTGCTCCCCAGAACTTGAAATTCTGATAGGGGTAGTCATTATCGGACGATGTTGCTCGGTATTTCTCCATCATCGCCTGATGCAAAAGTCCCCAAGTTGTCATATCTGTCCAAATTAAATCTGGCGGGCCACCAGAACCTTTGGAAGTTAATTGATACATTGTCATGAATTCACTTAACAATGCAGCACCTGATGTTGCAGTTGAAGTTTTTGAAACATTTCGCCAGAATTTCTGAGTCGATTGGTTAATATTTCCAACTGAATAATTTAAACTCGGATCGTACATAACCCATCTTGGTAATGGATCAATTGATGCGGCGCCATTTGCATTATTAATGTATGGTTCTCGAATATCTGTGCCACTTCCTGCAAGTGCTCCCAAAAGGAGATGTTTTGTGAAGTTTTCTTCCATCCCTAATTCGGCAATTTTTATCCGAGATTCAAGTAAACTTACTAATCTATGCTTATTTTGCTTTCTTTCCCGTTCAGAAATTACAATCGGCGAAGCAAGTTGCCGCCATTCCACTTGTAATTGAGTTAAACCATCATTCGGCACGAGTGGTAATTCATCATAACCATCATATGGTTCCATTCCACCGACATTGATTAGGAGATCTTCGGCAATATATAATCCGCCGTCTCTACTTTCCCAAAGATCTTTTTGCTTCAACTCATTAAAGAGTGGATTAGATTTACTTATATTATCAGTTAAAGTTTTGCGATAGTTTGCAAGCGACGAAGATACCAGGGAATCATAGTTAAAAGTGCTGGTCGCCGGTGATCCTGCTCCACCATAAATTGCCATTTAGTTTTCCTTATTTCTGCTCACTTAGAGCCATTGCAATTGATTCTTTGATGGATGGGAGCGCAGAACCTTTTGAGATTCGTTTATCGTCCACATCAGAGGAAAGGTTTCTCACTGATGATTCCTTTCGATTCGCATTAATTCTATTAATTCTATCAACCGACTTTAATTCAGTTGATTTTCCTACTCTGACGAGAGTATAAATTTTACTCAAGTAATTCTTCAATGAAATCTTTGGGCCAGGAGGAACTAAATGAATCTCTTTGATCATAAGCTCCGCTTCTTTTTCTGAAAGTTTATTTTCTTTGAAAAAGGTATCTAACTCAATCGAGAATTCCCTTTCGGCAACCTTACGTTCTTTCTCGGCCAATTCTTCTTTTAGGGCATTTAACTTTCGATCTGAATCCTCTGTTATCTTATTTAAAATTGCTTCGAGTTTATCTTTTAAATCGGGATACTCATCGGCAAGAGTTTCCTTTAAAACGGCCTTAATATCTTTCTCGTCTGATTTAGTTACAGTTTCACCAGGAGATATTAATCCCACTCGTAATGCCAGATCTTGAATTATTCCCTTAGACTGCGACGGATCTCTTAATGCCCTAAGTAAAGTAACTGCTGTCTCAATTTCCTGAGCTTCTTCATCTGAATCTTTTGATTCTGACTTATCTTTTGAATCATCATCCTCAGATTCAGCTTCTGACTCTTCATTTTCTTCAGATTCAGGCTCAGTTTCTTTAGGCTCTGAAGTTTTTGTTTGATCATTCTCAGTCTCCTGAGATTTTACTGCTTCATCAATTGATTCTTTTAATGAACTCATCTCATTAACCTTTCACTTAATTAAATTATTAATTACTTCCCTTTATGACTCAAATGCCCAAAAGACCCGGTTCTCAACATTTCTTTGATTTTAAGTTTAAGCTTCGCTTTCGAAGATATTTTGCCATTTTTAATTCCATTCTTTGAGACACCAGATGGATGTCCAGAAGTAGATTTAGGTTTAATTGCAGGAGCTTTCGCCATTTAATTACCCTTTACGAGCCAATTCCGCCTCAATCAGTCTTCTAAATTCAACCCATTGGGCCTGGAATTTAGTTAAAGAATCCGAACGTGCATCTCTTAATGCATTAACTTGATCCGCCGTTGAATTTTCATCAACATTTTCATTGGCTTCATCAATTTTCTCAAGGAAATCATTTCGAGTATCGAGAAGTCTCTCAAATGCCTCATTAATATTCTTTGGATCTTTATCACTTTTAGGAGTTTGAGGTTGTTTCCCCTTATCTTTTCTCCTGTCTACTTCTATTGGATTCTGAGATGATTTATCTTTATCCAATTTCGACTGATCATTTGCAGATTTAGTCTGCTGATCCCTTGTATCTTTCTCTCTTTCCACTTTGTATCTCCTTTGAAAATAAAATTGAAATTTAAACTAACCAAGTTGTTGTCGAATTTGTTCAATTGCTGGTGGAGTTGCATTTTGAACAGTATTTTGTGCTTGTGGCCCACCCATTATTTCTTGTCCCGAATTACCTTGTTCGAGATTTGCGGCATAGGCTTCTTGAGATTTTAATTGAGCCTGTCCCTCATTAATCTTGGCAATCATCGCTAATCTCGCCATTTCACTTAAATGCCCAATTACCTTTTCATTTCGGTAACCACATTTATAGGCAGCTTCTCGAATTACAGCAGGATGTAGTGACAGAATTGGATAATTTTGTAACACGGCCATGAATTTCAGGAAGTTCTTTTCCTCGACCTCATTTGTAACCGGCGATTGAGAATTAACTGAGATATTCACATCAAAATCGGCTCCATCATCTAATTGGTCAGATGAGACTACTTCATAAGTTTCCTGAAGTAAATTGACTTCATCTCCAACTTCTTGCTCATCGGCAGTCCGTTTAATGAAAAAGTCATTGGAAAATCTCTCAATTATGACATTTAATGTCTCTTTGGCAATTTCACATAACCACTCGGCCACAACTATTCGATCTGAATCCTCTCTAATTCGAGTTCTTGCTTCAATTGTATTTGCTTCAGTGGCAGTGACTCTATCTGAAACTCCTCTTTGGTTATTGGAAGTTCCACTTATTTTGTCGAATTCAACTGTTCCAATCTGATATGTTGAAACAATTGAAGCATCAAGCGGCGCATTGTTGATCGGCCTAATTGCATCTGGAATTTTAGTTTCAATAATTGTCCCATCAGGAGAATTTATGAATTTATCTTTCTCATCTGGCTCAATTGAATCTTTCTGAGCCTGCCACATTTGTCTCGCACGTCTACGGTGTTGACGCATTTGTTCGCGAGATTCATTAATTTCATCTTGTGGATTTATCCAATTGTAAATTACTGGAATTGGATACCAACCTGCCCGCCGAATATCAAATCTCAAGCCAAAAAGTGGCAATCTGTTAAATGTTTCATTGTAGATCCACTTATGCGGCGACGCATTAAATATGTTGAATTCTTTTTTTCGCAGATCCCAGATCTTCCAGATTTTAACATAATCTCCTTGGGATTCGAGATCTTTCTCATCGGAATACGGATCAAAATAATAATCATCAGATCTCCCACCCGCCCAATCTTTTTTGGGATCTACATTATCGAGGAATTTCTTATTGGCAATTAAATCTTCAGATCTGACATACTCATAATAACCAACCCAATTACATCGGCCAATATCATGAGAATCAGAACCACCGACACGAAATCTATGAGCAGGGATTCGTTTAAAGTAGACCCATTCCTTTTCGGGTATTTCATCTGGTTCATTTAAAACTTTCCCAAGATCATTATCATTCCCACTCACATCTTCATAGTCACTTTTCAGTATAGGTAAACCAGCATTAGGATTTAATATCCAATTTGCCCCATAACCCACTTCAATCATTCCAAAGTATGACCATGAATCTAAGATTGCCATATCAATCTCTTGCGAGAATTTAAGAGCTGAATCTTGGATGAATGTATTTAATGTATCTTCTTTGAGTCTGGCAACTCTGTAGGCAAATTCAGGATTAAATTCTTCTTTCCAAGGTTTGGGTGAGATTTTAAACTCTGGCCGAGTAAAAAGCATCGCCGGACGCTTAATTCGTATGGAGGAATATATCAAATTGAGCGAATATTTGCAATTGACTCCAGATGACCGGCCTTCAATATATTCATTAAGTCTCTTACAACGAAATCGCTTTTCCCAATCGGCAAAGTATTTCTCTGCCCCTTCGATTCGAGAGAACCAGTGATCTGTTAATTCGGAGTCTTTTATTTCTTTTGGGGTCATTTAACTTAATTTAATTTTCGCCGGACTCGAATTTGGTTCCGTAACTACTAGAACTAATCCAGTGAGTATGATTATTTTCTTAACCAAACCTTCTAACTGAATTTCCCCATCAATTCCATTAACATCTGGCAGTTCGGGAATGTCGTAATTGCCAATGATCTCATTAGTTAATTGATTATTGTTGTTCCAATCCTGATCTAATTGATACGGCATCGGTAATTCAGAATGGGTCATTTTTATTACATCAATGACTCCTTTATTTGCTTGTCTCGCTGCATTTTTAATGACATACATCCGACCAACTTTATCTTGATCTGATGAACCATTCTCAGTCTCTTTGAGATATGATGCCATTACAAAATCTTCATAGTTTGACTTTGTATATTTCTCCATTTGGGACTCAATGGAAGGTTCGTAATAATTTCCCGAAAGGGGTTTCATCCTTGAGAAAGTTAAACCTTCAAATTCGCCAATCTCATCAAATTCCCCAGTCGGCGCCATTAAAGATGTTTTTCCCCCAGTGTATGAATTCGGCGTATTAAATCTAATCGGCCCAGAAATATTTTCATTAGCCGCTTGCAAATCAATTTGCCAAACTGGGTCGTTAGAATCGACCATTTGGAGAGTTATTCCTGAAATTTGGGCAGCTTCCTGTACTGATTTTCCCCAACTTCTGGATGGATGAGTATATTTATTCCTAATTGATCTCGCCACGACTCTCTTGAGATCGAGAGATTTCTCATGTGGGATATCTGCATAGATTATAGATGCCACAAGAAACTGCTCATAACTCATTTGTTGAGATCTTGCTGAAAGTGAACTTAAATAACTCATTTAATTATCTCCTAGGAATTCCAATATGATAATTACCGATTCCAAAAAGTCCCAATATCCAAATTAGTAATACTATTACAACTACTACATTGATTATAGTTTTAAACGGCTGATCAAGCGGAAGGTAGTTATTCACTAACCACATAATTACTCCAACGACAATTAAAATTATCAATAATTGAATTAGGTCCATTTAAGTTTTTCCTTAATTATTCATTGATCCTGAAATTGGTCGTAATAATTTGATTGTTTAAGTGCTTTAATTCGTTTAACCAGGCCAAAGAATGATCTCTCAGATGGCTTGCGAATTTCAACATTCCGATTCATTAAATGTGATGCACAGTAATATCTTAAACAGTCATAACTATGGTCTGTAATTTTAGTATCTCTATCGTCCGAATAGATATTCTTGCCGTTTATAGTATCAAGAAGTAACTTCTTTTGAGCTTTGAGTTGACGAATTGCATGAAAACATCCATACTTCGTCCTTAAATAACTCTCGGCATATTTGGCCGGCGGAGCTTTGAAAAAGAAGATTCGTGGAGATCCTAAATTACCAGTGAGTGGATTTATGAGATTTGACTCAACTCTGAGTAATTCATTGATTCGATTTCTCGTTGCAAATTCATTATTATCAGCGGGCGTCCAAAAGATTTCTGGTGATCCTGAAAATTCTTCACTTGAATCAGTATATTCATTGGCAACAGTCCAAAATCCGCCATATTTTTCCCCCGTCTTCTTGAAAATGGCCGGATCTGCTAAATTATTACTGTAGTATTCATTTCCACTTAAATCATTAATATTTTTTCGATGAATACTTATGACTTTATCTTCTAGATAATATTCCCGATAACAGTAATGAAATCCCTTGTACGATGCAAACCATAAACAACAAGTTGGAGAAGATGCTCCGTGATCCAAAACTCTAGAGAGTGAGGCTTTTTTAATTAAATTCTCAATAAATAACTCGACTTCAGGTGAGATTTCAATAATTGAATCTTCTGAAACCTGATGAATCGCCCCTTCTCCCTGCCCTATTTTCCCATCAACATATCTCGCAATCCATTCGGGATCACGAGTTAACATGTTATCTAAGTTTTCTTTAGGAAGGGCTTTATTATCCCGAGAAGATGACCATACATAATCATTTGATTGTGACCATTTTAATCTAAACTCATCAGATTGAGGATGGAATCTTTGGATTAAATAGTGTAACTCTCCCTCATCTGGTGGGTTAATTAAAATGAATGAGTAGACTGGAACTAATGGTTTATTCGTATGTTCATTGAGTGGCCAGTTTGGATCTAATTCTAAGAGATCTTCTGGAACCTGTGCATCGGCCTTTCTCCCTAATCTCGCATCTAGAGCTAAATAAATTGATTCAGAAATCTCTTCTGCTTGATCAAGTAACATGAAATTAATCTCAAGTGACTTAATTGATCCAAGATCTGCATTATCAAAATGCATGAAGTAAACTTCTGAACCATTAATTAGCCTTAAATATCCTCGTCCATCGGCCCTAGCTCCGCCGAATTCCTCTTTGTAAAGATTTGATGGGCAAAGTTGGTAGAATGTCTGTGCAGTTGTCTTCATCAAGTCGGTATATTTTAATCGGCCGACTACTGCTCTTGAGTTTGGAAATTTTAATAGGAGTAATAGTAGTTTGTAACAGGCAACAAATGTCTTTCCAGCCCCGTAACCGGAGTTAAAAAGTATTGAACGTTTTGTGGAATTTAGGAAATAAACTTGGGCGGCAGATGAGGGTTCTATTGTGAGATCAATGCTCATTGAATTAAAGATTCATGAGAGATCTCCAAAAGATGTTGGAGAGATTTCTTAAAGAATTTACTACTGAATTTAATTACTCGTTTGAGATATTTTGAGATTTTGAATCTTGAGAAATCTCAGAAGCTTGAGAAACTTGTGAGATCTCAATAGTTATTGGTTCAGTTATTCCATTATTGAATAATTGATTTAGAGCTTGTGAGACAAATGAATCAATATTTTGTGCAAAAATTTCTTTTGCTTCAAGATCTAATTTCTCTGAAGTTATCTTGAGATTGAATCTTTTGGGAGGTTTTGTTTTAGGTTCAACGAGATTCTTTCTTAAGTACGAACCTCTCTCTTTGGCTTCTTTAATTTCAGATTCAGCTTGAGAATTATCTGAGTCATTCAGTTGAATCTCGCCACTTTCAAATTCTTTAGGGTTCATTTGATTTTTAGTTAGATTATGAAGTTAGATTTTAGAAATGAATAAATAATCCTAGTTATGGATGAATAAATAATCCTAGGCGGCGGCCTACGGCCTGGCTTTATTTACATTCAATTTTCAGATCTCATCATTAGCCGTTGGACTTTTTATATCAATTAAAAATGGTACCGTATGAACATGTTTTAGGGATTTGTTCATTAGGTAAGTTTTTACATCATTTACTGCCTCTATGAAACTCCCCGAATGTTCAAAATGCAGGTTACCTAAAATCGGCCCCTTTTTGTAGGTCGTATGATAAATTTGACGACCTTTTAATTCGTCAAGTTTTACAGATGGATCAATCGGAGTTAATACTGTTTTCTCGGACATAACATTTCCAAGCCTTTCGTTTTAAAACTTTAAAATCTAAAACTCTTCATCCCCAATTATCTGAGAATTTCTTGAGACATGGGGTGCAAATACATTGGCGATTTGAACTTCTGACGAGATTATGTTGAAATTGATAATTGGTTGTTTATTTAGTTTCCCCTCCTTATTCCTTATCTCGTGTAAATCGAGAACTATTTCGGCGGCCTTGATTCTCGTATTATCAAACTTTGATTGATGCATTACTTCTGTAATTACAGATGATGCATCTTCAACTGATCCATTATTTCGATTGAGAATTTCTTTAATGTCACTTAGTTCTTGAGAGTCAGATTTTCTCTTTCTGATTTGACTAAATGTCTCCATCTCCAAATATTCCTGGGGAATTTCTGGAGTCTCTCTGAGAATATCTGTAATGTTTTCAAGATCAATTATTGAATTTGAATTTGAAACTAAAGGCATGATTTTACCTCTTCGTTCTGAGAATTTTCAATCAGATTCTCGCGAGTTTCATTGTTTGACAAATCACTACTTTTGGATAATTGATACTTTCGAAGTGCCAGATGTAAGGGCGACCTTAAAACTCTTGCATAGGCAAAACTTTCGAGGAGTTCTTTTTCCAACGGCGATGAGTCGTGAGAAACTGTGAAAATTTGATTTAGAGATTTTGTGACTCTTTGGGATTTTAGAGTCGGCGGGTTAGTTATATTCGAGTGAAGTAAATCTGAAAGCTTCACTTTAATTCCTTACGGAAAGTTTGAGAATTTTACATTTTATCCTAATTCATTAAGGAATTAGTTAATCTAAGAAACCTAATAATCACTACACTAGGCAGTTACGTAGTATGGCATAGTCATTAACAAAAGTCAACTAGGGTGTTTCATTGACCTAAACGCTTAGTTGGTGTTAGCTAACTGGCTTGTAAATGACTGATTTTCATGTACTTTATCCCGTAAAGCCTTTGAAAATCATTGAGAATTTGACTTTGGACCTTTAAATGCAGTACTTTGATTTTAGGGCATCAACCCATCGGTAACCGAGGTATCTTGCGAGATTCATGTTTTAATTAGATTGATGTTTTTGGAGATTAAATGTTTAATGAGTTGAGGTTTGTAATTCTAGTGTCACTTCTTTATCTGTTTGCTAGGTTATTAGGGTTTTAGTTTTAATTACATGAAACGGCGGCGGCGAAAGCCCTTTTATAAGATAAAACTCGTGAAACGGCTGAAATTTAGGTTATTTTGATAAAACATCTTTTGAGATTTTTATTAGTAATTTTCTTAATCATCTTTTGTATTTATGGAATAGTTGATTTAAGTTACTATTTATTATCATGATTATGAGATTAGAATTTAGAATTTAGAATTTAGAATTTAGAATTATTACTTATTGTGTTTGAAGTAACTCTAGAGGTTTTAAAGTACCCGGTTCCCCTTTTGGGTCATCCGGTACCCTAATATCTCAAATCTCTAATCTAATACCTAAAATCTGAAATTTCTCATTAATTATCTCTCATTTCTCATCATTTATTTCATATCTCTTATTAAGTATCATATATCTAATACCTCATATGTCATATCTACTATGTAGTATGTGTTATCTGTTATTTCAGATCATATATCTACAATCTATTACTTGATATCTAGTATCTACTATCTGATATCTGAAACTTCACCTGATATTATCACCCTATTAACTCTATCAACTGATAATACACCTAACTCAGGTGTTTAGATTTACTTAACTTAGTTATTATATAATTGAAGTTTAACTAAACATGTGTACACTTTGCGAAATTGCTCAGGATCGATCCTCTTTCAGATTTGATACTCAGATACCCCATGAAATTCCGATCGATTCTAAGGCCATTTCTGACTCATTAATCGATACGTTAACTTTTCATGTTCACTATAGTTAATATATCAGATTCTGGTACTAATTTACTAGTACTAATGTCTCATGGAATTTCATGTTTTTGAGAGTTGTTGCAGAGATCTCTGAATCATGTTCTAATAGGATCACCTATGTATTTCACCGATGATCAAATTTTCAGTGCCTACAAATTACTTGTAGATGCAAACGCGGCTTTGGGTTATCTAACTGAATCTCAATGTCTTGATCTATTCTTAGACAATGATTCAAAGTTAGGACTTGACCTAATTGATTCTTCTGACGCGAAGCAATTACTATTCGCCGTCAATCGTTACGCTTATCAAGTTTCTCTGGTTACGGAGTAATTAATATGACACGTCGAATCACAATCGATCTCTATTTCTTCATGGCAAAGATTGATTGGTTGAATGATCTCTCTGAGGGTTTCTATCAGGATTAATTTCTCACAGTTAGTTCCAATGACCTCCCGTAAAACGGAGGTCTTTTTTTACCTAATTACTTTGTCTCGTAAAGTTCTTTGTTTCTCAAAATTATTTATGTTTGAGAGTTAAAACATGAATCTCGATCTCACTACAAGTGTCGTAGATGGACTCTCTGTAACGAATCGTAGAGTTGGGTGACACTTAGGTATCAACTTCGCAAAATGACTCGCTATAGGCCACGCTAGACACCTTTAACAGGCATGTTTACTACTACACCTGCTGTACCTATAGTCCATACCCTCACCAATACCATGCCATCGCCCCACGTCTATACCATCTTCGCCTTTTCTTCATTAATTTATTTATTACACTTGTAGTATTTTCAGACAACAAAAAACCTCGAATCTTTCGACCCGAGGTTTGGATGTTTTAACTGTTAGGAGATTTATTCCTCATCCTCAGACTTTGATTTTGGTCCCCTCTTACCTGAGGGTTTCTTCAGTTCAACGGATGAAAAATCTACAGATTTATGTTCTGGTGTCCAAGTATCCATAAGATCTCTCAGAGGTGCAAATTTTTCCTCGCTCAGAATAAAATCCTTAATCTTGTTCTTACGAGCATCTGAAAGATTCGTACCAAAAGAACCCATCGCCGTATTGAAACTTTTCAAGAGTTCGTTCAATTCATCAGATCCAAGATCCATTCCCAAACTCTGACCAACTTGAATTCTCGCTTGCATTTTTCGGCCATAATTGAACCAAAAAACGACATCGGAATCGTTTCCGCCGACCATAGTTAATGCTTCATTTAAATCTGACGCAAGGGGCAATTTGAAATCGCCAGTTACCTTTACTTCCACTTGATCTACAGGATGGATAACTTTCGTAGATACTTTACCGGAGTAAATTCCACTTTCAACTTCGACTGCCGGACTAACATTTGAGGTCGCCATTTTCTAATTTTCCTTAACTTTCTAAATTCCGTCTTTGACGGTAAAACCATCATAGTTCACTTTCAAAATGATGTCAACAAGTTTTTTCAAGAAATTTTTCATCCCTTTTCCGCCGCTGGAAAGGTTTGGAGAGTTACAAATTCTAAGGAGTTTTAAGTGACTCAAAAGTTTCATGTTTTAACCCAAAAACTGTAACCTGGCGTAATACTTAGTTAACTAGGTATATGTGATTTTGGCGATTATCTGGAGATATCTGGGGTATATCTAGAGTATCTTTTAGGGATGTTTCTGGCGTCTAAATTCTCTCTTTTCAGTCATTTACTTACATGGTATCTCTCTGTCTAGTTTTTAGGGGCCTCACGAGCGGGAGGGAGTTTTTCTGGTTTTACGTTTGTAGTTTATATATTTATATATATGATAATAAAAGACTTAACAACCACTCCTATAGTCAAGTGTGACCTAAAAGACTCTTTTACAGTGGGTTACCTTACATAGTATGACACCTCACACTAAGCTCTTAATTACCGGAGGGGCGCGACCGGGTAAAAAACACTACAGAGAGATACCCTATGGGTATCATTATGATTCTAGAAGTACTTACACTCCATTGATACCCTAAAAACATACCTCAGATATCCCTGAGAGATCTCCCAATAATCTCCAAAACAACTTATACCCCGATATCTGAGTAAGTAATTAGATCCGAGAGTTAAAACATTAAACTCCAATTGATTTAAAACCAACGACTTAGATTTAATAGTACTAAGGTACTAGAGGTACTAGTGACTCTCCAACTCACTCATTCTAAACGAAAGAAAGCACTTGACACACCCAAAGTAACATGCTACGATAACTAGAACCACATCTCTCTAACGAGATATAAAACATAAAATTCCAAAAAACAGGAAACTTTCAAAAACATGAAATCATTCGACAAACTAAATAAAGTCAAAGCAAAAAACTTTGAACACAATCTAAGTAGTCTCAATACAAGATTAGAAGAATTAGATAAATTACGTGGAACAGGTTATTGGGATTTTCATTATGAATGTCTATGGCATTCACTCTACAAACTCTCCAAGAAATACAGAGAGATGTTAGATCAGAGAGAGAATTAAAATTTCATTAGAAGATCATTTCATTCTGAGATCTCAAACCTAATTTTGAGAGTAAGAGATCTCAGATTAAAGTGATCTTATTCTGTAAGTGAAAGGAATTTAAATGCCAATCATTCAAAACTTTGATTTCTCAAAAAATAGACCAAGAAACAAAAAACCTAAATCTCAGAATCTCAATCTCAATGAGAATCTTAAATCAAAAGATGAGAAATCTCGTAACGAAAA